TATACGATTTCCAAGATAAAACATTAGAAAGTTTTCGTGATGAACAATTCAATATAGTTCTCAAAGCAAGGCAAATGGGAATTTCTACATTAGTATCTGGATATGCGTTGTGGTTAATGACATTTTTCACAGACAAATCTATTTTATGTATTGCTATTAACCAAGAAACTGCAAAGAATGTTGTTACTAAGGTAACTCATATGTCTGAGAATTTACCAAGTTGGTTGCGAAGTGAGAGTACTGAAAAAAATAAACTCAGTATGAAATTTAAAAACGGAAGCAGTATTCGTGCGGCTGCATCCACAGCAGATGCTTCTCGTTCTACATCACTGAGTTTACTTATTGTAGATGAGTGTGCGTTTATTCATAACATGGAAGATATATGGACTGCATCGCAATCTACTATTACAACAGGTGGTCGTTCTATATTATTATCAACTCCAAATGGAATTGGTAACTTTTTTCATAAAACTTGGGTCGGTTCTATGGATGGATCAAACGATTTTAATCCAATTAAACTTCATTGGAATTTGCATCCTGATCGCGATCAAACATGGAGAAATGCCCAAACTAAACTACTCGGAGAAAAAGAAGCAGCGCAAGAGTGTGATTGTGATTTTATAAGCAGTGGGCGTTCAGTAGTTGATGCAACACTAATTGAATGGTATAAAGAAAATTTACTAAAAGAACCGGTTGAAAGACGTGGAGCAAATAAAGAATATTGGATATGGGAATATCCCAATCACACCAAAGATTATGTAATAGCAGCCGATGTTGCCCGAGGAGATGGTCGTGATAAAAGTGCATTCCATGTATTTGATGTAGAAAATGTACGACAAGTTGCTGAATTCAAAGGAGAAGTTGAAACTAAAGACTTTGGAAATCTTTTAGTTGCAGTTGCAAGTGAATTTAACGGAGCACTACTTGTTGTAGAAAATGCAAATATAGGATGGGCAGTTCTTCAGCAAATAATCGATAAAGGATACATTAATTTGTATTATACGCAAAGAGATTATCAATATATAGATGAATTTTCTCAACATACAAATAAGTTAAATCGTGCTGAAAAAAAGCAAGTTCCTGGATTTACCACGTCAATAAAAACACGACCACTGATTATCAGCAAAATGGAGAGTTATTTGCGAGAGAAGGAAGTAGAGATTTTTTCAGAAAGAACTTTAGAAGAATTATTTACATTCGTGTGGAATGGGCAAAAGGCAGAAGCAATGCAAGGATATAATGATGACTTGGTTATGAGTTTATGCATTGCATTGTGGGTTCGTGATACGGCACTAAGATTTCGTTCTGAGAACATTGAAACGCAAAAATCTTTATTTGATTATATGGGAAGCACCACAAACATGAACGCAGGAGAAAATTATAGAAATTCTGGATTAAAATCAAACCCATATGAAATGAAAAATCCACATGGTGGCACAGAAAATTTAGACTGGTTACTGCAATAAACAACAATTAGGATACAACATCATGAAGAAAACGTCAAATATGCTTATAGCACTTGCATTACTATTTTTTACAGGAGGATGTGCAACACAATCTTTACTACCAACACAGGGAATATACACAGAGTCTTCTTTTGAAACTTATACACAAGTTGAAAGTGTTGTTGATAAAATCGTAGTCGGAGAAACCAAGTATTCAGACTTGGTTAATGTGGGTCTTGATTTAGAGAATATACCTAATGTTAAAAAACTTACTTATCTTGATGTAATGAGTAAGTTTAAATTAGATAGTCCGTCAAGATATACATTGTTCAATAAAATAGAACTTCCTGCGGGTGTTCTTAAAATGCTGGCTGCAAGAGAAAGTGGACTTGCATATGAAATAAATTTAGAAAGACTTAAAAATAAAAGAGAGGGAAGTGTATTTTTGGATATCCTCAATTTCAGAAAAACAGTTCACACAACCGGATGGAATATTAGTGTATTAATTCTTATTGTAGATGATACGGTTGAGTACGTTTTGTATTCGGGTGAAAAGAATATTGATCGTTTAGAAAAAGAAAAGAATCCACTGGGACCCTTTCAGGGATTTGATGGTGGTGACATCATAGGAGCTGCAAGTGAACTTAATTAATATATTAGTTTGACATATACATATATATTCCATACAATCAAACACTTATAAATCCAAATTATGGCAGACGATCTAAAACAACAAAACAAATTCTTCGGAGCATTAAAACGACTTTTCTCAAGTGGAGTGGTTGTGCGTAATGTAGGTGGAAAGAAACTAAAAGTAGCCGATACAGACAACTTGCAATATTCAAAAAGAACACGTGATAAGTATCAAAGAATGCATACAATGTATAGTGACTATGCAAGTGGTTTCAATAATTTAGGGTTTCAAGCTGCACGACTAGAGTTGTTCAGTGATTATGAAGTAATGGACACAGACCCCATTATTTCAAGTGCATTGGACATATATGCAGATGAATCTACTACAAAAAGTGAATTTGGTGAAATACTTAAAATTACAAGTACGGATTCAAATGTAAAAGGTATTCTTGAAAATCTGTTTTACGACATATTAAATGTCGAGTTTAATTTATGGGGATGGATTCGTAATATGTGTAAGTATGGAGATTTTTATTTGCATTTAGAAATTGAACCTGAATATGGAGTTTTGAATGTTAAACCAATTTCAACTTATGAAATGACCCGCATTGAAGATATGGATCCAGACAATCCACAATTAGTAATGTTCAAACAAGAAGGTACAACCAAGGCACAATATGATAATTATGAAATAGCACACTTTAGATTGTTGGGTGATACAAACTATCTTCCTTACGGAAAAAGTATGGTAGAAGCTGCACGAAGGGGTTGGAAACAACTTCAACTTATGGAAGACGCCATGCTCATTCACAGAATCATGCGAGCTCCAGAGAAAAGAATGTTTTATATTGATATAGGTAACATTCCACCGAATGAAGTTGATAATTTTATGCAGAAGGTTATCAATAAAATGAAAAAAGTTCCATTTGTGGATGAAAAAACAGGTGATTACAATCTTAAGTTTAATTTACAAAATATGACCGAAGATTTTTTTATGCCTGTTCGTGGTGGAGATAGTGGTACTAGAATCGAGAATCTTGGGGCTATGACTTACGACGGAACAGATGACATTGAGTATGTCAAAAACAAAATGATGGCGGCATTAAAAGTTCCAAAAGCATTCTTAGGATATGATGAAAGCATAACAGGTAAGGCAACATTGGCTGCAGAGGATATTAGGTTTGCTAGAACAATTGAAAGACTGCAAAGAATAACAATTAGTGAATTAACAAAAATCGCAATTGTTCATTTATATTCACAGGGATATAAAGACGCAAAATTAGTAGATTTTAGTTTAAAGTTGACTAATCCATCTACAATTTTTGAAGAAGAACGAGTTCGAATTTTGTCAGAAAAACTAAGTACTGCCCGAGACATGATAGATGCAAAAATGTTTTCAAAAGAATGGGTATACGATAAAATATTTGGTCTTGCTGAAGATGAAGTCAACGAAATTAGAAGTAATTTTGTCGACGACGCCAAAGAATATTATAGATTAGAAAGTATTCAAAACGAAGGCAATGATCCTGCTGACCCAAATCAACCAGATGAGCAAGGAGAAGATGAAGGGTGGGGATTTGGTGAGTTTGATAAACTGACAGACGAAGAAAAAGCACGTGCGAAAGAAAGAGAAAAAGAAGAAAAAAAACGCAAAAATGCAGAAAAAGAATACGATCATCCAGACAATAAACCAATGGGTCGTGATCCACTCGGTGCAGATGAGCGCAGAGTCAACGGCAGAGACTGGGGAGATAGTCCTTTAAAATTGGAAACAGACTTATCTAAACTTGATAATTTTTTAAATAAAAAACAACCAACTACTTCTATAAAATCTACTCAGATGTCTAAATTAATATGCGAAGTAGACAAAGAAAATACCAAAAAAAAGACAGATTATTTAGATGATAAAAATATAATAGAAAAATAATTAGTTAAAATCTATTTTATATTTATATTTATACTCGTATATATACATTAGCAAACATTAGTGTGAAAAAATTAAAACATAGTAAATATAAGAATACTGGTATATTATTTGAGTTATTAGTACGTCAAATAACGGCAGATGTGCTTGATGGTAAAGACAATTCTCCTGCAAACAGATTACTAAAAACGCATTTCGCAGAAAACACAAGTCTGGGGCAAGAGCAGAGATTGTATCAACTGCTAATTGAAGAAACCACTAATGACAGGTCACGAGCTGAGTCCTTATTAGAAGTTGTTACAAGAAACTATAAGAAAATATCTAAAAAAGAATTAGCATCTGCACGATATGACTTAGTTCGTGATATAAAAGAATCATATCCAATAAACGACTTGTTTCGTGCTAAAATAAAAAACTACAAAACATATGCGAGTATATTTAAGTTATTTGAAAGTTATAATCCAGATGTTTACTGCGAACCAACCGAAGTAATTGAATCCACAGACACAATAATTAATAATCTGTGTAGTTCTCAGTCTAACAAAAACGAGTTAGATGACGTTAATGACTATGAAAAACAAAATGAAGACTTGCGGTTGATAGCATACAAGTTGCTTGTAGATAATTTTAATAAAAAATATAGTTCTCTGGATGAATCTCAACAACTACTGCTTAAGAATTATATAAATAATATTTCAAATACAAATAGTTTGCGTGAGTTTGTGAACAAGCAAGTTCCTGTCATAAAAAACACTATCAAAAAATATTTTAAATTTGTAGACGATAATGTCGTAAGAATAAAACTAAAAGAAGTAATTTCTCAACTTGATAAAACCACCGAAGGCAAGATCGTTAAAGATTCTCAGGTATCTACACTATTGATGAGCTATGAGTTGATTAAGGAGTTGAAACGACATGCGAATAACGGAAAGTGAACTTAGGTCTATTATCAGAGATATTCTACAAGAGGTTACCGAAGAATATTCAGAGATAAAAGAAATAAACACCACAGATAATATAGACGGATATCAAACTCCGTATGCGTTTAGTGGTGATGATGATGACGAAGAATCTCACAAGAAAAAAATTAAGTCAAGAGCAGAGGTATTCGATTTTAAATCTACTGAGAATAAAAAAGAAAATACGATAAGCATTTCAGAAGGCAAGAGTTTATTTCATATGTATCGAGATTTGAGTGATTACACATCCGAGCAAAAACTTGGTATCACTGTACGTGAAATAAATAAACTCTTGAATGAAATAGATAAACTTGCGACTATTTCATCACGATTCAAATTAGAAAAAAATGTAAATAATAAAAAAATGTGGAAAACCACAAATCGTTATTTAATGAAACTTGACGAAAAAATAAAAACAATTTCAACTAAAATAAAAAAACTGAGGTAAATGTTATGAAAGATTGTACACGATTAGATGTAGTAACTGCTAATTTAAAAAAAAATAAAGTATTAACTGAGCAGAGCATAGAAACTGATCATTTATGGAATTTAAGAAAAAAATCTATGCAAAGTCCGGAGTGGGTCGTAACAGACAATTCACTTAAGGCAACTGAAGAAAATAACCAGTGTGGGTTGGATGTTAGTATAGTTTATGAAAAAAAACTACAAAGATTTATAAACAAAATAGAATTTACTCACACTAATTCAGGTGAAAAGCAACCCGATAAACTATCTGAAAAAATAATTTTAGACTTAAATAACCTAGCATCGGCCGCAAGTAAACTTGCTAAAAAGTTATCTAACTCAAATGATTTAGTTGACAACACTCAGTCAGAGATACCTTCTCAAATTTCTGATGAGTGATCCAAGTATAAAAAGATATAAATCTGCTCTTACACAACTTGGTATAGCAGTTAAGTCTGCACACAAAACTAAAGAAGGAAAGCAAATGTCTTCGGATTATTGGGTTGACATTATTAAGATGTTAAAAAAAGCAAAACTTGGAATATCAATGATGGAACTTGGAATAGATGATGAATCAGAAATTTCAACAACACATGATAATTCAAAAGACTCCAATCAAAAATCAGATGCCGGTGCATCTGTTCCAACCGATTCGCAGAATTCCAAACCAGAAGATGATTCTTCATCAGAAGACACTGATTCTAAACTAGCTGCAATAGGTCTTAAGAAGGAATCAAATAATAAGCTTTATGATACAATGAATCATCTCGGTATATTGCTATCGGAAAAGTTTAATAAAGTTTCAGGTGATGGAACTGAAGTTGTAGTTGATACAAATAATCGTAAATTTACTATAAAGTTTGATGATAAATTTTTTATGGTGACAGAAGACTATAATTTTGAACTTGGAGACACCTTGGACTTGCAACTAGTAGTAAATAGATTTTTAAAACTTTCTTCAATATCGCACGAAAATTTAGTGAAAGAATACAACCAACAGGTGGTTTGAAGTTATTTTATTAAAAAAATAAATAAATCAGAACAAATATATACTTATTTATATTAACATGGCAAAAAAAGTAATAGTATCCACCATCCCGTTTGAGTTTAGTCCTAACCAGATAAACGAGAGCATTGAGCAAAATTCCGGAAAGTTAGTAGTCCGTGGAATTTTACAGAAAGCATCAGAGCAAAATCAAAACGGTAGAGTTTACACTAAACCTCTATTAGAAAGAGAGGCCGGAAAATATCAAGAACTTATTGATGACCGCAGAGCTCTCGGAGAACTTGATCATCCAGAAAGCAGTGTTGTTAATTTGCAGAATGTCAGCCACAACGTTACTAAAATGTGGTGGGAGGGTGACAGTCTGTTGGGTAGTGTAGAAGTTTTAGGAACTCCATCCGGAAATATTCTGAAAGAATTATTTAAATCTGGAATAACTCTTGGTATAAGTTCAAGAGGAATGGGAACAACACGTGAAAGTGAAGGAAAGACTCTCGTAAACGATGATTTTGAACTGGTTGCGTTCGATTTTGTTAGCAACCCATCAACCCGTGGTGCATTTTTAGAACCAGTAAATTTAAATGAATCTATTTCAACTGAAATAAAAGTAGAAACACACGGACGAGTGTGTACCAAGTATTGCAAATTAGAAGGAATAATACACGAAATACTAGGAGAACTTGGAGAAGTTAAATGAGTAAAAATATTTCTAATTTAATCAAATCTACAATTTTGGAAGTTCTACAAGAAGAACACCAAAAACAAATTAACGAATTCAATCCAGACACAGGTCGTTTTGCAGATGAAGGATTATCTTCCGAGCAAAAAAAACTTACATCTGAAAAGATTTCTAAGTTTGGAAATTATCAATCGTATATAACACACGAAGCAAAAGATACGGACATAGCACAAGATATATGTAATATCGTTGAAAATGCTTCAAAATATATTCTCAATGAAACAGACGATTGGTTTGACGCAATGAGTGTAAAACGCAATCTAAAAGAAATGAAAACTCTTGCTAAAGAATTTCACAAAACCGCAAACGAACGACAAGTATACACACAACGTATGCAAAGTTTGTATGAAGATATGGGCAACATTCTAAACAGATATTTTGAAATAAACGGAGAAATTACCGATGAACAAAAGTGAACTTAAAAAATTTGTAACAAAAATTCTACTTGAGAAATTAAAGCAACCTCCCAAAGTAGAAGGTAAACTCGTAAAAAAAACATTAAGTTTTCGTGGAATTGAAAGAGAACACGTGTGCGAAGGAACAATAGAGCAAGCAAATGAGTATGCAATACAACATAATTTAGTATTTACGATAGAAGAAAATTCTTCATTCGGTGGACATTTTACCGGAGAGTTAGCATCATTTGAATTTCATCCAAATCCTGAGTTTTACGGAGAACTTATGGAGACTTCTATGTCTGCACGTGAGCAACTTTCACGGATATGTGGGACAAACGACCAAGTCCTTACTGAAGTAGACGCACAAAATGCAGAAAAACTAGTTGAATTTATTTGTACAAACGAATCATTTCTTGGAGAAAAAACTAATTTGGTATTTGAGCAAATTAAAGGTAATATAGATGGTTGTTTATACGACAAAACTCAATTTACAAAATTGTTTGAGTATCTTGTAAAACAATCATGTACGGCGTACACAAATGATAAAATAGAATTGTCTGAATCTGAACTTGAGTACACAACTAAACTTCTTTCTAAAAGATTTTTTGAGAACCAGGATACCCAAGAAGAACTAGAAGAAAAAACAAACTGCGGAAAAAAATCATTTAAAACAGGAAATGCATTTGAAAATATGCAAAGAATAAAATCAGGTCATCAAATGTTCCTATAAGGAAATCTAAATATGAAAATTACAAAAAAAGAACTAAGAGAAGTTATTCAAGAAGTAGCGGATGAAATGGGACTATTTGAAGGTCTTACAAAAGCACAAGAAAAACTTCCAGAACCATTAAAGAAAGCAATTCTTAAAAAGCAAGGTGAGTCTGATGATTCGTCTGAGGAAAAAGAAGATGTTGAAGAAGGTCTTACAAAAGCACAAGAAAAACTTCCAGAACCATTAAAGAAAGCAATTCTTAAAAAGCAAGAACAAGACGGAGTAAAAGATGAATCCGAAGAAGATACTATTTCAGAAGGAAACGCATGGGGAGCTGCTATTAAAAAAGCAAAAGAAGAAAATCTTAAAGAATTTGAGTTTAAAGGAAAAAAATATAAGTTAACTGAAAAGAAAAAGAAAGTAAATGAAGACACTGAGTCTGAGGATACCGATGAGTTTGTGGGTGACACCGAAGACGAAGTAGACGAAGGCAATGCTTTCGGTGCGGCCGTAACAAAAGCAAAAGAAGACGGTGACACAGAATTCGAAGTTGATGGAAAAACTTACAAGGTAACCGAAGATTGGTCAAAAATAACAGAAGTAGAATGCTCAAGTTGTGGTCAAGACCCGTGTGTAGAAGAATCAAGTTGCTCAGAAGACGATGAAGATGAAGTGGAAGAAGGCAACGCATTCGGTGCAGCGGTCAAAAAGGCAAAAGAAGACGGTGACACAGAATTCGAAGTTGACGGAAAAACTTACAAAGTTCGTGAAAACTGGACTAAGATAACATTGGCGGAAAAACTTGATCGAATTTTAGGAAATAAGCAAGTTTTGTAAAAAAATAAACTAAAAAACAACTTAAAACACAAAAAAGGGAAGAAATCTTCCCTTTTTTTATAAATTTATGTATATTTGTTTATGTAAGTATATATTTATTATTCAAAATGTTTTCACTCTATTGAAAACCATATTAAAGGTTTTAATTATTTAAAGTCCCACTAAAATGACTTTACCAAACTAAACATAAAAAGGATAATTAACCATGAGTAAATTACTTAAAGAAGCTATTGCCGATGCGAAAGCAGTTCGTGAGACAGCCCTTGCAAATGCAAGACTTGCTCTCGAAGAAGCATTCGCACCACGTTTGCAAAGTATGCTTACCAAGAAACTCAAAGAGGAAGAACTAGACTTAGAAGACGAAGAATCAGAAGATGAAGTTTCTGATGAAGTTGAAGAAGGTTCTTACTACGAGGATGACGAGGAAGTAGACGTTGCTGACGAAGAAGAAGTTGCCGATGAAGCACCAGTTGAAGAACCAGCCGCTGAAGAACCAGCTGCAGAGGAAGCACCTGAAGATGAAGTAACCGCAGAAGATGACCTTGAAGCAGACTTGTCTGGTGAAGAGGAAGACTTGGGTGGAGACGAAGATCTTGACGCAGAAATGTCACTTGATGACGAAGAAGAAGAAATTGAAGAAGATTCATTTGATTTAGAATCAATCATCAAGGAACTTGAACAAGAACTAGAAGAAGAAGTCGGTGAAGAAGAACACGAG